AAAAATAGTAACTCTATTGAAACGCAAAGATGGTCTAATGATACCTGACTTTTATGGCTTTGAAATAGGAGAAGAATTTGTATATGGATATGGTCTAGATGATTATGGATTAAAACGTCATCTTAACTATATTGGTTACAATAAATAGTTTTACAACCATCAAATATGTATCGATGGCATTATAATAACTGTAAATTTAAAAAAAACGAATAAATTAATGGGATATCAAGCAATAGGTTACGACAAAAAAAATGGCATCATGCACATATGGGATGATGAATTAGGTCACAACAAGTTTCCATTTCAACCATATGGATATCTTCCGGATGAAAATGGACAATATCAATCATTAGACGGAACTAGATTAAATAAAGTTCCAGGCAATCATCGAGATAATTCTAAATCGTTTGAATCTGACTTAAATGAAGAAGTTAGAACATTGATTGATTTATATTATGAATCAGATGAGCCTTCTAAAGGTCATAGAGATTTCTTCTTTGATATTGAAACAGCAAAGGATGAAAATGGTTATAGTACAATAGATGATGTTCGAACAGCAATTACATCTATTGCATATTATGATAAGGCCGGCAAAGATCGACGAGTGTTAATTCTAGATGAAAAAGGCCGCATAAAAGAGCAGGAAATACAAGGCGATAATTATGTATTAGAGATATTTCGTACCGAAAAGGACTTACTAACACGATTTATTAATAAATTTGCAGAAATACAACCAACTGTAATCACAGGATGGAACACTGATGGTTATGACGTTCCATATTTAATGGGTCGTTGTAAAAAGGTATTAGGAGCTCAATCAATCAAGAAGTTTTCTCCAGCAGGAATAGTTGAACAAACTAAATCAGGTAAGTGGAAGATATTTGGAGTATCAAGTTTAGATTATATTAAATTGTATAAAAACTTTACATATACTGAACTACCTAATTACCGATTAGACACTGTTGCTAAAAAAGAATTAGGCCACGGCAAAGTAGAATATGATGGTGATTTAGACACATTATTTACTCAAGATATTCACAAGTTTGCATATTATAACATGACTGACGTTGACTTGGTTTATGATATGGACGAAAAACTTCAACTATTAAACTTAGCACGTACAATTTGTCACAAAGGACATGTTCCTTATGAAGATGTTTATTATGCATCTAAATATTTGGATGGCGCTGCAATTGTAGATTTAAAAAGAAATGGATATGTCGCTCCGAACAAACAATTCAGATTTATTGAAGAAGAAACAATAGCCGATGCATTAGCCGGAGCATATGTAATGGCGCCCGTTCCTGGATTGTATAAATGGATATATGATTTAGATTTAACTTCACTGTATCCAAGCATCATTATGACAGCAAATATTTCTCCAGAAACTAAAATAGGAGTTATTAAAAATTGGAATCAAGAATGTTTGTTAAGTAAAACTCCAACAGCAGTCGACTTTATGGATGGAACATATGCACAAGACATTAAACAATGGTTATTAGACAACAATTACTCAGTAGCCAGTAACGGCGCCGTATATAGAAATGATCAACGAGGATTCCTCCCAAAGATTCTAGAAAAATGGTTTGATGAACGTGTTATTTACAAAGACAAACGCGATACATTTGAGGTAGGAACAGAAGATTATAAATTCTATGATGCAATGCAGTTAACACAAAAAGTATTGCTTAACTCATTCTATGGAGTATTAGGATTAAAAACATTCCGATTCTATGATTTAGATAATGCCGGCGCCATTACTGCGGTAGGTCAAAGTATTATTAAATTCTCAGCAAAAGTTATTAATAACTATTACAAGAAAGAACTAGGAACCGATCACTTTATTAACGCATCAGGCGGCAAAGCAGAATTTGCATTTTATACAGATACAGATTCAACTTTTTGTAGCAGTGAGCCATTAATTAAACATCGTTTTCCTGGATGTGATACTGAAGATGAACAGTTCATGATTGAACAAACTAATGCAATTGCATCGGAGATTCAAAAAACTGTTAATACAATGTATGATCAATATGCAAAAGTATTTCATAATACAACGTCACATCGATTCCAAATTAAACAGGAATATATTGCTAAATCTGGTTTGTGGATTGCAAAGAAAAGATATGCACAGTGGGTTATTTTTAAAGAAGGCAAATCTACGGATAAATTAGATGTAAAGGGATTAGATGTTGTAAGATCAAGTTTCCCGGAAGATTTTAAAAAGATCATGAAAGAAACTTTATGGCATATACTTAAAGGTAAAGATAAACAAACTACATCGACATTGATACATGATTTTAAAAGTAATATCAAAACATCAAAAGTATTGAATGTAATGAAGAATTCGGGCATCAAAGAAATGTCTAAATATATACGAGGAAGAAAACCATTTACAGGATTCATAAAAGGCACCCCAGCTCATGCTAAAGCAGGTATCAACTTTAATGATATGTTAACAACATTAACAACTGACATATTACCTATTTCAAATGGAGAAAAAGTAAAATGGGGTTATATGTTGAATAATCCATATGGATTTGAAACAATGGCACTTCGAGGTTATCAAGATCCACCTGAGTTAGTAGCATTTGCAGAACAATATATTGATCGTAATAAAATGTTTGCATCTGACCTTAGCAACAAGTTCAATGATTTCTATGCAGCAATGGGTTGGGGAGCATTACCTGAAAATAATAATGCAAATAAATTTTTTACATTTGGAAAATAGAATAAAATTCATTATATTATAGTATGATTGGTTATAGAACACATTGGTATGGCAAAGAAGTAGAAGGCCGATACACAGATATTGAAACATTGTTTATTGCAGATATTAAAGGACTTGACAAAATTGTTAAAGGAAACATTGCTCACATTTATTTTTGTTCTGGAGCAACGCAACAATTAATAGAACATGAAAAGTGGGACATGGTATTTGGAATGATTTCTGATACCAGTTTCGTAACAATTGAAGTTACTCCAGGTATGTTAGAAAAGATACCTCCAATGATTCGAATTCGTGCACACATTTTATTAATGTTAAATTGTACGGATGCTGCATTATTAAAACAAACAGATAGCATCAAAGTTGTATATGCAGATTATTCTTTATATTGCACAACGGTTCATAATATGCAACAGGTTACTCCAGACATGTATAAATTTGATAGACAATGATACGGGGAGTTATAGCAGGAAATTTTGATGTATTACATCCAGGATACATTGCAATGTTTAATGAATGCATAAAGCACTGCGATAGACTTATAGTATGTTTACACGAAGACCCATCGATCGAACGACCAGAAAAACTTAAACCAATTTTACATTGGTCTGATCGTTTAAAAATACTAGATTCACTTACGCAAGTCGACTATGTATTTCCATATAAAACAGAAGCTGAACTATATGACGCTTTAATTAAAGGAGATTTTGATGTTAGATTTCTAGGCGATGATTATATAGGAAAAACTTATACTGGTGATGATCTTAATATTCCTATACAATATCTAGACAGAAATCATGGTTGGTCTACAACAAAATACAAACAATTAATAGCAGATTCATTAAAATGAAATATAGCGTAGTAGTAACATTTAGCATTGAAGGATTTCATAATTGGCCTGATGCTAAAGACATTTTTCCAGAAGTAGCATTTTTATCAGATAGACATCGACATATGTTTGGGTTCCGTTGTTATGCGACAGTAACACATACCGATCGAGATGAAGAATTTATTTTGATGCAACGCAAATTAAAATCACAATTAAGAACTAATTTTGGAGGCAATATCTTAGAATTTGGTACTATGAGCTGTGAAATGATTGGCGAATGGTTATTAGAAAATAATGAAAATCTTTACAAAGTAGAAGTTTGGGAAGATTGGGAAAATGGTGCAATAATTGAAAGATAACATGAAAATATTTTTAGTAGATTTAGAATCAGTACCAACAAGGTATACGTGTGAGTGGAAAACACATATTCCAGAACTATTACGTAGCAACGGATTTGATGTAACTGTTATTGAGGGCGATTTGAATATTCCAAAGTCAACAACTCCGGGAGCATTTTTAAATTTTGGTGGAACTAATATGTATAAAGCTACTCAAGTACATAGCTTGGCAGAGATGTTTACAACCGGAAAGATTGCTGCCGGCGACCATATTATCTTTACAGATGCATGGCACCCGGGTATCATCAATGTTAAATACATGAGCGAGCTTTTAAATATTCCTATTGTAACGCACGGTCTTTGGCACGCGGGATCATATGATCCAAATGATTTTTTAGGTCGTCTCATAAAAGATAAGCTCTGGATTAAACATGCTGAGTTAGCATTTCTTTATGCATTTAATCATAATTGGTTTGCAACGACAGCCCATTTTAATTTATTATGCAAGACATATGATGTTGCATTTGAATCATCAATAAATAAGACAGGTTGGCCAATGGAATATACTAAAGACAAAATTAAATCTATCAATTGGGCCGACAAGAAAAACATTATAGTTTTCCCACATAGAATTGCCCCAGAAAAGCGATTAGATTTATTTGAAGAATTATCGAAACGCCCTGAATTAAGTCATTATGAATTTCGAGTGCCAATGTCTGAAAAGCTCACTAAAGCTGAGTATCATGCATTGCTTCAAGATGCTAAATTTGCAATATCATTTGCAGATCAAGAAACATTGGGGATTTCTATGTATGAATCTGCTTGTGCAGGTGCATGTCCATTAGTACCAACTAGACTATCATATATTGAAATGTATGATCCAGTATTTAAACAAGCAAATACACTTGACAGCACAGTTAACGCTATATTGTCATATGAACAAGAGGATATGACATCTGATATTTTATCTCTTGTTAATAAATTACATAAAAAATATTTTTCAGCAACAACATTAATTAATAAATTGAAACAGTACAATGAGCAAAGAACAGCCTAAGCGATTTATATACTTTCCGTCTTTATCGGCCGGCAGTATGGTATCGGCATTCAAAAAGGACATGAAATTTACATCCGGTGATCCTGTAAAATTTTATGACTCACGATATCCAGAAAATTGGAGACATCCATATTTCCTAATTACAGCAGGACACCATTACAAGAAAATGGATTTCCGCAATGAAATTGGATTAGAAAAAGATGTATTAGTATTTGGAGATTCGGGAGGATATCAGATTGCAACCGGTGCATTGCCATATAGCAACGAATTACGTGAGAAAATATTCCATTGGTTAGAAGCTAACAGTGATGTAGCAGCAAACTTAGATATTCCGCCTAAAACAAAATATAGAAATAAATTTGCAGAATGTGCAGATATTAGTTATGACAATTTTGCTTATTTTGAAAAACATCAAAGCGGTAAGACAAAATTCTTAAACATGTTGCAAGGATCAAACTCCGCTGAATATACTTGGTGGTATCATAAATTTAAGCATTTTGATTTCCAAGGCTGGGCAATTGGAGGACCTCAAAAATTAGTTGACTTTATGTTTGCATTATCATTAATGCTTAAAGAAAAAGAATTTGAAAATACTCGAATTGAATATCTTCACTTGTTAGGAATTAGTAAAATTTCTGATTTCTTTATTCTATCGACAATGCAAAAGTTAATGAATCAACATTACGGCGGAAGAATTACAGTAACAACAGATTCTTCATCGCCAGGCCAATATCCAGTATATGGAACATATCTTCATTCAACTAACTTCAAGACACAGACGTTTTCTGAATTATATTTTCCAAAGAATGCAGAATATCGTCGCAAGTCGCATATCAAACAAGGTAAAGTTGGAGATGTAAATGGAATTGATTTAACACAAACTGTGCCATGTCAATTAGGTTGCCCAGCATGTGCTGATTTTACATATGAATATCTAGGTGGTAAAACAGATGCAGGACTAGATCGTTATTCTCAAGAAGCTATGCCTAGAATGGTTGTTCATAACACGCATTTATATGTAACTGCTGCGGAACAAATCAATCAATTAGTTGATAGCCATGTTGAATTATTAGAAACTGTTGTTCCTAAACCATTATATGATGTAATTTTATCATTACACGAAATGTTTGCAGACCCAGACAATGCCCCTCAGATATACGAAAAGTATATTAAAACATATAAAAAGTTCGGAGGAGATTCAATCTCAACAACCGACGCAGAAAATTTTAATAAATATTTTACATTTTAAAAACAAATAAACAATGGAAAAAAGCAAATTACAATCATTTATTAATCGTTATTATTTAGCAGGAAATTGCGAAGCAGTTATACTAAAAGAAAACGAAACCGGAGTTGGATGTGAATTGATTGATATGGATCAAACCGTAGTCGGAAAAATTCAATGGAAGACTACAGCATTTATGAAAGGATCATTAGGAATTAATCACACGGGTGCATTAACAAAAATGCTTTCTGCATTAGGAGAAAATATCAATATTGATGTTAAAGATGCTGCTGGCAAAAATTATGCAATGAAGATTACAGAAGGTAACACTCAGTTAACTTTTATGTTAGCAGATACCACAGTAATTCCTGCAGTACCAAGTATTAATGCAGAACCAGACTACTTAGTTAATATACCAATCAATGATGAATTTATTAACAAGTTTATTAAAGCTAAAAATGCATTACCAGATGCAAAGAACTTTGCAATACAAGTACAAAATAGTAAAATTAAATTTATTATTAATTATTCAACAGTTAACGCTGATAATATTTCATTTGAAATGGATGGAGGATCAACAGATATTGAGCCAATTTGTTTTTCAGCAGACAAACTTAAAGAAATATTGGTTGCAAATAAAGGTGACACTGGCCAGCTGCATGTTTCGACAGAAGGATTAGCTCGTATTAATTTCACAGGCAATGACTTTGAATCAACTTATTGGTTAGTTCAATTACAAAACTAATATGCAAGTTAAAATTAAAAAATTACATCCAGATGCAGTTATTCCTAGTTATGCAAAAGCTGGGGATGCTGCAATGGATTTGACTGCAATCTCCGTAGACAAAGATGAATATGGTAATCTAGTATATGGGACAGGTCTAGCATTTGAGATTCCAGAAGGACATGTAGGATTCGTATTTCCTAGATCATCAAATAGCAAAACAGATTTATATTTAACTAATCATGTAGGAGTTATTGATTCTGGCTATCGAGGGGAAGTTATGTTTAAATATCGACCAAAGCATAGCTTAATAGACGCTAAAATACATCATCAAGGCGATAGAATTGGTCAATTAATAATTATGCCATATCCACACGTTAATTTTATAGAAGTAGATGAGTTATCAGATACCGATCGAGGAGACAAAGGATTTGGATCAACAGGTAAATAAAGAAAAATGTACGGAAACACAGAAAATACACTTTGGGTTGAATCGTTTAGACCCGATACATTAGAAGGATATATTGGTAATGAGCATATCATTGAAAAAGTTAAGATTTTTATTGAAAATGGCGATGTACCACATTTATTATTTTACGGTCCAGCAGGAACCGGCAAAACAACGCTAGCTAAAATTATAGCGGGATCGGTAGAAGCAGATATCATGTATATCAATGCGTCTGACGAAAACTCAGTAGATGCAGTTCGAGATAAGATAAAGCGATATGCATCAACAGTAGGATTTAAACGTTGGAAGATTATAATTCTAGACGAAGCTGATTATTTAACACCAAATGCACAAGCAGCTCTTCGCAACTTGATGGAAACATATAGCAAAACTACACGTTTTATTTTAACATGTAATTATGTTGAAAAGATCATCGATCCGATACAATCACGCTGTCAGACATTTGCAATTACGCCGCCAAATAAATCAGATGTTGCTAAAAGATTAGTAACGGTATTGAATGAAAAGGGAGTTGAATATGATATTAAAGATATTGCAGCAATTATAAATTCTTCATACCCTGACATTCGTCGTGCAATCAATGCAGCACAAGCTTCGGTAGTAAATAATAAATTACAATTAGACAAAGCAAGTTCGCTTCAGGCAAATTATATGTCAGAAGTTTTAGAATTATTAAAAAATTCTAAAGATAAAAAAGCAGCATTTAATAAAATTCGTCAAGTAATTGCAGATAGCAAAGTTAGAGACTTTACTCCAATGTACACATTCTTATATGATAGTTTAGATGAGTTTGCAATCGGCCATATTGGAGGAGCAATTTTAATTATTGCAGAAGCACAATTTAAAGATGCATCGGTGGTTGACAAAGAAATTAACATCATGGCTATGTTTGTAAATTTATTAAACGAAATTTAATATGTCAATTGCATATCACAAATCAAATGTGACGATTGTATTTAAAACATCAACTCGGAGCAATTCTAAAACTAAAATAAAAACTTTTAGAAACAAAAGTATTGATGATGTTTTAGAAAAGAAATTACCGGGAATACCTGATAATGCAGTTATTGTAGAGATGGGTCTAGGAAGTGAATTTGAACAAAAATGGAAAAACAAATATAAACTATAAAAATGGCAGACGAAAAAAAGGGTGCAACAATCTTTGATTTTATTGATGGGGTAACTAGCAAAAAGAAAGAATGGAATAAATGGTCTGAAACCGATCAGGGTAAGTTTTCTCCATTCATTGTTAACAGATGGTTATCTATGCGTCAGGATTTAACAGAGCTTATTAATGAGTTACAAACATATACAATCGGATTGTTACGACCAAAAGAAACTTATCGACTGTATCATGAATTTTTACCAACAAATCGAAGCTTTGCAAAGTATATTAAAGGTAAGAAAGATGACAAGTATTCAGATAAATTAATTGCACAATTATCGGAACATTACAAAGTAAGCAAATTAGAAGCATCTGATTATGTTGAATTGTTAGATCAAACAACTTGCACCCGTCTGCTAAATTTATATGGTTATACTGAGGGAGAAGTAAAGACCATGATTAAAGGGGTTAGAAAATGAACGTAAACACACAATCACATTACAAAGGTAAGGATAGCCTTTATAAATTTGCTGAAGAGTGGGGTTTGAATAGCTATGAGTTTGATATCATTAAACGCATTGTAAGATGCCGGCACAAAGGTTTATTTGAACAAGACTTAAATAAAACTAAAGATTTAATTGACATTTATTTGAAAGAAATGTTATCAAATCAATTGGAACTAACAAAATAATTTCATATAATATAAAAAAAGACATATGGCAAATCACGTTACCTCAGTATTAGAGATTGAATTTACTTCGGCTGAAGATGCTATACGCTTTTCAGAATGGACGGCACATTACCCAATTGATGAATCGATAACATATGGCGAACGCATTGAATTATGTTGTGAAACTATGTTACAAAATCTATATCCAGATAAAGAAGATACTAGAGATTATTATATTGAAAATCTAGGAGCTAAATGGATTTATTTTGATGACACTGAGCGATGGGAAACCACTATGTTTATTTCATGGACAACCGCATGGGATTTCCCAGAAAAATTATTCAATAAATTAACTGAATATTTGCAATCTGAATACAAAGGATTTATATGCAAATGTACCTTCGAAGATGAAGGCTTTGGATTTGTAGGAGCCGCAGTTTCAAATGACACTTGGTCTGATATTGAATACTATGAACCAATTGATGAACTTGTAGAATATCGAGATGAAGAAGATTATCTATCTGATGACTTTTATGAAGTCATATGGCAGCGGAAAGACGAAATGTTGCAAGAATGTTTAGCAAATATACAAGAATAATCTAAATTACAAATAAAAGAAAGTCGTAGCAGAAATGCTGCGGCTTTTTTACTGTTCGGTTGGTTTTTATCTTAAATTTCATTATATTATAGTATGAAAGAAAATGTAAATTACATTGCCCCAATATACAAGTTAGCATTGCGAGATGCAACAACGGTACCTAGAAAGATATCATACTCACAATGGTCAATGTACGAAAAATGTCCACAACAATGGAAGTTAGCATATATTGATGGGTTAGCCCCATTTCAGTCTAGCATCGATACCTGCTTTGGAACAGCATTTCACGAAACACTGCAAACATACTTAACCGTAATGTATACTGATTCAGTTAAACGTGCTGATGCAATTGATTTAAGAGAATTGCTAACAACAAATCTACGTAATGAATACGCAAGAACGGTAACTGAATTAGAAGGCAAACATTATTCAAATCCACTTCAATTAGCAGAATATTTAGAAGACGGAGCTGCAATATTAAATTGGTTTAAGAATAGACGATCAACATATTTTACTACAAAGGATCATGAGCTAGTAGCAATAGAAATGGAACTATGTACACAGGCATCGCCGGGAAATACATCAGTATTTTGGTATGGATTTATTGACGTTGTAATACGCAATACAAAGACCAATGAAATTATTATTATTGACATTAAAACTAGTAGACAAGGCTGGAATAAATATCAAAAAGCTGACACATTAAAAATGGCTCAACTTATTGCATATAAAAATTATTTTTCGGCACAATTTGGTATTCCTAAAGAAAAAATACACGTTGAGTTTTTTATTGTAAAACGAAAGTTGATTGAAGATTCAATGTTTCCACAGAAGCGTGTGCAACAAGTAATTCCAGCATCAGGTACAGTTACACAAAAGAAAGTTCAAAAATCAATTGATAAGTTTGTAGAAGATTGTTTTGATTTAGAAGGCAATAAGAATGCTGCTAGAAACTATATGTCATTGGCAGGAAAAGGAGCTAAGAATTGTAAGTATTGTCCGTTTAAAGAAGATTATGTAAATTGTCCTAAAGAAAATAGGATTCGAGAATGAAATTCATTATATTAAATTATGATTAGTTACAAACATAAACATGTATATGTATACACATTTCCGGTGTCATCAAAGACATCCGGATCTATAGACCACGAGTATACATTATGCACAAACATTGATAATCCTAATTGTAAAGAAAATAGAACTTTGTTAGAATCTATGTTAAGATTAGTTTATGGTCATATGCCAAAGAGTGTTAAATTTTTATATGAAAAACGATGACAAAAGTAGCAGTAATAGGAAGTACGGGTTGGCAAAATAAAAGAAAGATTCAACAAACATTGCAAGAACTAAAAAAGAAGTTTGGCAATGACTTAGTTGTAATTGGCGCCGGAGGAGCTGAAGGTGCGAATCATATGGTTAGAAAATTTTCTATAGAATTTGCAATCGAATACAAAGAATTTAATCCATCATTTTCAGGATATAATTTATATTCAGCAATGCCAGAATCATATTATGGCAAATCATATCATTTTAGTCAATTACATCATCGCATGAAGCTAATTGCTCAACAATGTGATTACATGATGATATTAACCACAGAGAATGCGTTAGATCCAGTCTTAAAGACAGCATTTACAAATGTCAAAAAATTAGAAAAACCGGTTGTTATCTTAGGATAACATATTTATATTTAAAGTTATAAGGAATAAAATGGAGTTACCAAAGTTACAAAAGATTGACCCTAGCAAACCACAAAAAAAGAAAATTTTATTGTTAGGAGATGATTTTCGATTACCGTCTGGAATCGGAACCGTTAGTAAAGAAATTATTTTAAATACCGTTAAAGAGTTTGATTGGATACAATTAGGAGCAGCAATCAATCATCCCGATGCCGGCAAGGCATTTGATCTTTCACAAGAGATTGTAAAAGAAACTGGCGTTGAAGATGCATCCGTAAAATTAATTCCGTGGAACGGGTATGGTGATCGCAATATATTGTTTGCAATCATCAATCAAGAACAACCAGATGCAATACTTCACTTTACTGATCCTAGATATTGGACATGGCTATATGCGGCTGAACATGAAATAAAAACAACATTTGGTATTCCAATTACATATTATTCAATTTGGGATGATTTACCATTTCCTATGTGGAATGCACCATATTACGGAAGTTGTGATATGATTATGGGAATTAGCAAGCAATCTGATAATATTCATAGAGAAGTTCTTAAACAGAATGGCTTTGGGGTAATTAATTACGACGAATCTAACATTGTTCCTCAAGATAAAAAATGGAACGATGTTATAACAGGATATGTTCCACACGGGTTAAATCATAATATATTTAAACCATTACCATCAGATGATGTTGTAGTAAGTTCAATGCAAAAACAAATTAAAGAGACACACGATGTCGATTTTGTTGTAATGTGGAACAATCGCAATATTAGAAGAAAACAACCAGGGGATGTTATTTTAGCATTTAAAACATTTGTAGATGCATTACCAGAATCAAAACGTAACAAAGTAGCATTGTTAATGCACACACAGCCTGTAGATGAAAACGGAACTGATTTAAGGGCTATATGGAAAACATTAGCACCTAATTGTAAAGTAATCTTTTCGGAACAAAAATTATCTGCACAAGAGCTTAATGCAATGTATAATGTAGCTGATGTAGTAGTTAACATCGGATCAAATGAAGGATGGGGACTTAGTTCAACCGAATCAATGTTATCAGGAACTCCTATTATTAACAATGTAACTGGAGGATTGCAAGATCAATGTGGATTTGAAGATGAAAATGGTGAGTGGATTAGATTTGATGGCGAATTTTCAACAAACCACACCGGTAAATATAAAAAACATGGTATATGGGCAAAGCCAGTATTTCCAAGCAATAGATCCTTGCAAGGATCACCACAAACACCATATATATTTGATGACAGAGCAAAATATGAAGATGTAGCAGAAGCTATTTTATATTGGTATGAAATGACCGAGGAAAATAGGTCCGCATGCGGATATGAAGGTCGAACATGGGCATTAGCTAATGGATTGACTGCAGAACAAATGGGTAATACAATGATTTCAATGTTTCAAGATTTATTTGCAATGCATAGAGAACGAAGACCATTGTTTACCGTAACAAAAGTAACTCCAACAAAATACGAACGAACAGGAATAGTAGCATAATGAGAAAAGTAGTTATAGCGTCGCCAGTAGCGACACAATCGGGTTATGGGCATCACGCACGTGAAATTATAACGAATATTATTGAACAACGAGGAAATGAATGGGATGTTAAATTAATTTCATTGCCATGGGGACATACTCCAATGACGTATCCAATATCAACGGATTTGCAATTGAGAATAATTCCATTGCCATTACAAGAACAACCTGACATATGGATACAAGTATCAGTTCCAAATGAATTGCAAGTAGTAGGTAAATATAATATCGGAGTAACTGCAGGAACTGAAGGAAGCATTTGTCCACCAGACTGGATCGATAAATTAAATGCAATGAATTTAGTTATAGTTCCAAGTGAATTCACAAAAACAGTATTTGAAGAAACGGCAAAACAATCTAATAAAGTAATAACCACTAAAATCCAAGTAGTTCCGGAATATTTTGATGAAACTGTATATACAAATAAACAAGTAGATCCATTAAGTGAATTAGATGCAATTACAGAAGACTTTGCATTTTTATCTGTAGGACATTGGTTGTCTGGCCACGCTGGTGAAGATCGTAAAAATATCAGTGGATTGGTTCATAGATTTTTTCATACATATAAAGACAAAAAAGACACACCTGCTTTAATATTAAAAACTAGTGGTGCAACGTATAGTATAACAGATCGCATTGAAATGGAAAGTAGAATAAACCAAATTGCAGAACAGTTTGGTAATGCAAAACTTCCAAATGTTTATTTAGTGCACGGTGAATTGTTAGATGATGAAATGAATGCATTGTATAATCATCCAAAAGTTAAAGCAATGATATCATTTACCAAAGCAGAAGGGTTCGGCCGACCATTATTAGAATTTTCAACAACGGGTAAACCAATCATTGCTCCGTATTATTCAGGACAAACAGATTTTCTTAAAAAAGATTTTATTTGTGAATTACCAGGAGTACAGACCCCAATTCATGCTTCAGCTCAAAACGAATTTTTAATTAATGGTGCAACATGGTTTACTCCTGATTATGGATATGCTGGCAAAATGATGCAAGAAGTTCAAAAGAACTACAAGAAATGGTTAGAGCTAGGTAAGCGTCAACGCTATTTCGTTAATTCAGGATTTACTAAAACAGCAGTAGCAGCAGTATATGAACAAGTATTAGCAACAGTAGATGCTGGGGTTGAATCTATTCCTAAACCAGTAGAATTAAAACTACCTAAATTGCAAAAAATATGAAAATAACATACGCTATTACAGTGTGTAATGAGTTTAAAGAAATTCAAAAGCTTGTTACACACTTGCTTAAATATAAAAGACTACAAGATAATATTGTTATATTGTTCGACAGTAAAAATGGAGACATAGAGATTGAATCTTTTTTACGATCACATTCTATTAACAAAGAATTTGCCTGGCATAAAGGTGAGTTCGAAGGTCATTTTGCAGATTGGAAGAATAAGTTAACTAGTTTATGCACTGGAGATTATATTTTCCAAATTGATGCAGATGAGATACCAAATGAATATCTTATAAAAAATCTACCATTAGTATTAGAGATAAACCCAGAAGTTGATATGTTAAGAGTACCTAGAGTCAATACTGTAGAAGGATTAACTGAGGAGCACATTAAAAAATGGGGATGGAATGTAAATGAAAAAGGTTGGGTCAATTGGGCTGATTGGCAAATGAGAATCTATAAAAAACATCCAGATATTAAATGGAAAAATAAAGTTCATGAGTTATTAGATGGCTTTAAAAATCACAGTATGTTACCATTAGAAGAAGAATGGGCTTTATATCATCCAAAAACAATTGAACGACAAATAAAACAAAATAATTATTACGATACATTATAATGAATTTTATATCTACAAATCATCAAGGCGGTATTGGAAATGTTATGTTTAAACTAGCCGCGGCAATTAGTTTAGCATTAGATAATGACATTGACTATATATTTTCTAATGAATTCTTACGACCTATAGATCGAATTTCTACAAAAGGTTTTGACGATTATCGCGTATATTATGATAATATTTTACGTAATATACCATTTATTAATAACTTACCATATGGTTATGCTGTGTATAATCAAATTGGATTTCATTATCAAGATATTCCATATCAAACTAATACCAATTTATTGTTAACTGGTTATTACCAAAGTGATAAATTTTTTAGTAATAATAAACAATACATTATAGATTTATTTAAACCATCAGATGAAAACAAAAAATTAATACAATCATCATATAATGATTTAAATCAATATGTTTCAATTCACGTAAGGCGAGGGGATTATTTACAGTATCCTGACCATCATCCACTACAGACTATAGAATACTATCAGTCAGCAGTAGATACATTTGGACTAGATAAAACGTATATGATATTTAGTGATGATATCGACGGATGTAAATCTATGTTTGAGTTTATACCAAACAAAATTTTTCACAATTCAGGAACTGATTGGCTGGATATGTATATAATGAGTATGTGTGAACATAATATTATTTGTAATAGTAGTTTTTCTTGGTGGGGTGCTTATTTGAATGAAAATCCTAATAAAATAGTAGTCGCACCAAAAAGATGGTTCGGACCTATATATTCTGCATGGGATACATCAGATCTAATTCCAACATCATGGACAATTATTGATAAATAACATTGGATTTTTAAAAAATAATATTTATAATAAAGTTATATGGAAAAAATATTTAGTAAACAACAACCAGACAAACTGTTGCATGTTATAGTTAGAAAAAGCGATCTAACTCCCGGGAGAATAGAAGTAATATCAGAAGAACATTTTATTCAGTGCGCACTTCTTAATATGCAACAAGGCAAAACATTTCAGCCGCATAAACATATATGGAAAGAACGAACTCGAAATGTAATTGCACAAGAATCTTGGATTGTTATACAAGGTAGCGTAAGATGTACATTTTATGATTTAGATGATCAAATTATTGTTGAACCAATATTATATCCAGGAGATGCTTCATTTACTTTAGAGGGTGGTCATAATTACCTAATATTAGAAGATAACACATTAGTATACGAATATAAAACAGGTCCATATGAAGGACAGCGTTTTGATAAAACCTTTATAGATTAAAATATGGAAATAATTAAAAATTTTAAAACAGACAAAAACGCATTAACATTACCTTGGACAGAATCTCCATTTTTCTACGATTTATTAGAATCATCTAATTTAACCGAAGAAGAACGACAAATGGCAATTGATTTCAATAAAAAAGGTTATTTGATTATTGATTTAGAATTAACAAATAATTTTGTTGATGATATCGTTACCGATATGTATGATGCGGTTAAAAGAGATAGTGTTACTTTTCAAGCAGAATTTTATACATATTCAGATAGCCCGAGAATTTTTGAGGAATGGAGAAATAGTGATAACATTAAAAATTTATGTTTAAACTCAAAATTAATAAAAACGTTAGAGTTTCTTTACAACAAAGAAGCATTTCCATTTTCAACAATAAACTTTATTAAAGGATCAAATCAACCACTTCATAGCGATACAATACATTTCCACACAATTCCACAATTATGGATGTCTGGAGTTTGGGTGGCATTAGAAGATACAACTACTGAGAACGGAACTCTTAATATTGTTCCGGGAAGTCATAAATGGAATATTTACGATTACCAAAGTTTAGGATTACCACATCCTGATGATTATGCAGACGGTGAAAAAAATAACTATAGAATTTATGAAGATTTAATAACAGGCCTTGTAGAAGCACATAAAGTTGATGTTATGCCAGTACCATTAAAAAAAGGACAAGCCTTAATATGGTCCGCAAATTTACTTCATGGCGGAATGAAAATTGTGGATGAAAATAGTACACGATTGACACAAGCAATTCATTATTTTTACAAAGATTGTACTAAATATTATCATCCAATGTTTTCAAAACCACATGACGGCATATATGCTGATAAATGGTGTAATGAAGAAACTAATATTAAAACATATAAAAAATGAAAAAAATAGTTATTTTTGGTGGTAGCGGAGGCATAGGATCTTCAATTGTAAATTTATTAAATAATTACAATATCACTTCATTAGGTAGTAAAGACGTTAATGTATCAAATTTTCATAATGTTAAACAATTTTTTGATACAAACACATATGATATTGTAATAAACTTAGCAGGAATAAATCATGATGTATTTATACATAAAATTAATGAAACTCATCTAAATAGTATTGACAAACAAATTGATGTTAATATAAAAGGGAATATTAATATTATCAGTAATTGTTTGCCTTCGATGCGAGAAAATAATTACGGCCGAATTATTACAATATCATCAGTATTAGCAGAAAAGCCGGTAATGAGTACAGGAATATATTCTGGATGTAAAGGTTTTATAGATTCATTTATTAAAACTGTTGCATTAGAAAATGCTAATAAAAATATTTCATGCAATAGTATTCAATTGGGTTATTTTGATGCTGGACTAACACATAAAATACCAGAACCAGTTCGAGATAATATTCAAAATAGTATTCCAATGAATCGTTGGGGCACAATTGAAGAACTAGCAAACTTAATTGAATTTTTAATACAAACACCGTACGTAACGGGAACAAATATCAAAATCAATGGCGGCATCGATTTTTAAAAAAGAAGGCATCGATTCGTATATCGATACTACATGTAGAATAAAACATCCAAAAAATTTAGAGATTGGAAATTATGTTGCAATCGATATGGGTGTTTATTTATCAACATCTGCGACTATAGGAGACTATGTACATATAGCTCCATATTCATGTATTATTGGCGGAATTGATAGTAATTTAATCATGGAGGATTTCAGTGGTATATCTGCCGGCTGCAAAATTTTATGTGGTAGTGATGACTTTACTAACGGTATGATGAATCCGCAAGTGCCACAACAATATCGTTCTCCTAAGATATCATATGTTCATTTTAAACGGTTTTCATGTGTAGGAGTTAATTGTGTAGTGATGCCTGGAGTAACATTAGCAGAAGGTTCCGTAGTGGGGTCAAATTCAGTTTTAACAAAAGATACAGAACCTTGGACAATATATGTAGGTAATCCTGCTAAACCTATAAAAATTCGAGATAATGAAACAATATTACAATATGCAAAAGAATTAGGATATGCAAAATAAACTAAAAACAATGTTTTATATCTTTCTTTAATATTAAAACAATTAAAAGGCTTAGAATGAATTTTAATACAGTAACGGAATTTGAAAATCAAATTGCAGAATTTTTTGGTGCAACATATGCGGTAGCAGTCGATAGCTGTACTCATGGCATAGAATTAGCATTGCGATATACTAATACTATTCACATTAATGTACCAAAGCATACTTATTTATCAGTTCCATTTCTGGCTAATAAACTAAATATAGAATTAGTTTGGAGAGATGAAGATTGGGTAGATTATTATTATTTAACTGCAAACGTTATTGATGCTGCTGTACTTTGGAAATCTAATAGCTATATTCCAAATACCTTTATGGGAGTTAGTTTTCAATTCCAAAAACATTTATCACTAGGAAGAGGTGGAATACTGTTAACAGACAACAAAGAAGCTGCAATTAAAATAAAAAAGATGTCATACGACGGAAGACTTCCAGGATTACCATGGCGAGACCAAGACATTGATACTATAGGATATCATTATTACATGACACCCGAGACTGCTCAATTAGGATTAGACAAGTTACCAGCAGCAATAACAAATACACCTAGACAGTGGGTAGTAACTGATTGGCCAGATTTAACACAAATGAAAGTTTTTAATGATAAATAAAATACCAATTAATATGATAGGGGGAGGTTTCTATCATGACATATGTTCAAGTGCAGGTAGTGAGCCAAAATTAATTGAATGGAAAAAAGATGGCTCTGCAAATATGTCTATACATATTGATCATCATATACAACAGCCAATTGATAAAACTAAAAAGAATTTTGCTTGGCTATCTGAATCAAAAACGATTAATCCTGAATTGTATGAATGGTGTATACATAATGTAGATTATTTAACTAATAACTTTGAATTAATTTTTACTAATGATAAAAGTTTATTAAGATTATCATCTAAATTTAAATTAGTAATTTGTAGTGCAGCCCCGTGGGTAAAACAACATGATATATTCACAAAAACTAAATTAGTATCAATGATTGCATCTAATAAATCTTCATGTCCCGAACATGAACTTAGAAAAAATGTAATAAATAGATTTAAAAATGATATTGATTTATATGGAAGAGGATATGTAGAAATTTCTGACAAATCAATAGGATTAAATGATTATTACTTTTCTATATGCATGGAAAATCTTACATACAGTAATGGGTATTCAGAAAAAATAACAGATTGCTTCGCTACTGGAACAATCCCGGTATATTATGGTAGTCCGGATATAGGAGAAGTTTTTAATGAAGATGGAATAATTCAGTTAACTGATAATTTTTCAATAAATGAACTTACGCCTGAATTATATTGGTCTAAAATTGAAGCAGTACGAGATAACTTTCAACGAGCTATTAACTTTCCAATTGCGGAAGACTGGATTTATGATACATATATTAAAAATTTGGAAAACTGATAAAAAATTAATATAATAACAATATGAAAAAAGCATTTATAACAGGCATCGCAGGTCAAGACGGATCTTACCTAGCAGAATATTTAGTATCATTGGGATATGATGTTCATGGAATTGTACGACGGAATTCGGTTGCCGAACATCAACAAAGTAGAATCGAATCAATTAAAGATAAACTACATATATACTACGGAGACTTATTAGATCAGTCTAGTTTAGAACGATTATTAGATGAGATTCAGCCAGATGAAATATATAACTTTGCAGCACAAAGCCATGTACGAATTAGTTATGATATTCCTCAATTTACAGCACAAACAAATGCAGTAGGAGTGCTAAATATATTAGAAGCCTATAGACGAGCTTGCCCAAAAGCTAAGTTTTATCAAGCAAGTAGTTCTGAAATGTTTGGAAGTTCAGTTGACTCTGACGGATTTCAACGAGAAACAACTCCAATGAATCCAGTATCCCCATATGGTTGTACTAAAGTATTTGGATATAATATCGTACGCAATTATCGTAATGCATATAAATTACATGCTAGCAACGGTATTTTATTTAATCACGAATCGCCGCGCCGCGGCGCTAACTTTGTTACAAATAAAGTAGTTAAAGCTGCTGTGATGATTAGTTTAGGATTAGATGATAAGTTAGAATTAGGTAATATGGATGCATATCGAGATTGGGGACATTCATATGATTACGTACGAGCAATGTATTTAATTATGCAACAACCCCAAGCTGGTGATTGGGTAGTAGCTACTGGCGAAACAAGATCAGTTCGAGATATGTGTGAATATGTTTTTGGTCAACTAGGCCTAGACTATAAACATTATGTATTGCAAAATGAGAAGTTCTTGCGACCAGAAGAATTACCATATCTTAAAGGAGATTCAACAAGAATCCGTACTGAGTTAGGTTGGAGTCCGACGTATACATTTGAAAGTATGATGGATGAGATGATTGCCTTTTGGAAAACTATTTTGACAAAATAATGAACATAACAGCATATATAATTAATTTACTACATCGTCAAGATCGATACGATCATATGGTTGAGGAAATGAAAAAATTATCAATTCCATATCAATTCATCCCCGGTATTATTGATGAAACCAAAACATGTTTTCAATCTCAAAGAGAATGTGTACGACTCGCAAAAGAAAATAAATTACCATATATTCTAATATTAGAAGATGATGCTGTATTTACAGATCAAGTAGTTGAGATTCTAGAACAAGCATTAGCAGAAGTACAAACAATGAAATGGGA